ATGCGATATTAATGATTTAAATAAGTGATCTATACGTCTGTTTGTGGCTGCTAATTTAAGTACTAAAAATGCTAGCGATAAGAATATTATAACAAGTATTACCTCATCAGACATGTGTTCCTCCTTATTTATCGTTAATGGGTTAATAGAAATAGGGACCCAGAAGGTGGTCTGAGTCCCTTAAAATATCAGTCAGCCATGTCGCCAGGGTTGTAGTCATCTTCATCGTCTGACTCGCCCGTAGCCCCTGCAAAGCTTCCTGTATAGATGGTAACCTCGTAATCGCTCTCGAGAGCCTCATTACGAATATAAACCGTATCAGAAGACTTGAACTCCGTTCCCTCGAAGTCAAAGTCAGTTCCAAGATACTGCTTCCAGTTGTCTATCGGTTCGCCGGACTCGACGTCCACAAATACTTTGTCACCAGCATAATAAGCCAGATGTTCCTTCGAATAATCTGACTTACCAGCATCATACAATATCTTCTGGATCGGGTAAACAGCACAACCGTCGTCATCCGGAATGTCTTCGTCACTAGGGTTTACCTCTTCTACATCATCAGAAGACTCTTCCTCTACGTAAGAGAAATCGACTCCAAGTTCGCGAAGCTTGTCCATATAGTAGTCAAGAAGCTCGTCTTCGGATGTCTCTTCAACCTCTTCTCCAACCACAGCTCTCTCAAGACGCTTTCTCATTGCGTCAGCGTCTTCGTTGTCACGCTCCGTGATCGTCTGCTCGAGCTTCTTTGTCTTTCTCTTCATTACGAAGTATGTCGTGCCTGCACCAACCGCTGCTCCAAGTACGAAGAATATCAGCTTGTTCATCGTTTATACCTCCTCATCTTCTTTGTCAATTGGCTCCTCGTCATACCTGTTTGTGTGAATGTCGTAGCCAAAATATAACTTACCCGGCTTTGACTTATCCCACGAACGTCTCTTCCAGATAGACACTGCGTCTACACCAGAATATCTCATTACGTCCTGGATCTGCTCAATGGGTTTCTCAAGCTTACTTAATGCTGATTTAGCCATTTCAAATATCCTCCTTACTTAACCAAGCTTACGTTAACTGCTACTTCGCCACGCTCATTGGGCTGAAGATCAAACGTAACTTTATCGCCATCCTTGAGCTTCTTGAACTTTGCCTCAGATATAATACCGGAGTAGTGTACGAAGTACTCCTTTCCAGTGTCGTCTCCTGTAATAAAGCCATAACCCTTCTTATCGTCAAACCACTTTACAATTCCTGAATTCATTGTTTATCTGTCTCCCTTCTTAATCTTCTTTCTAGATACTTTGTTAATGTTTGCATAAGATATCAAACTACAGTTAGGATCTACCATACCGTATAATATCTTCTCAGTTCCGTCCGGTGAATCGTCCCAAACAGTCGTGAATCTGAAGTCTACGCAGCGATCACTTTCGGCCTCGGATTCCTTATCTCTCTTGCACCATCCATACAGCTGACCAAGATCATCAAGCTTTTCTGAGTCTACACCAAATATCTCACGATAGCAGTAGTCGTTTACATGTACCACCTCGCCCATCTCATATAATCGCTCCGCTGTGTGCTGGTATGCCATTACCTGAGCCTGGATGAGATTCATGTCTCCGCCAAACTTATCGTAAATATAATCGCCAGGTCCGATCAGACGTCTGAACGGCATAGAGTAGTCGATAGGATATGCAGGACCGTCTTCTTTTGCAAGATCCAGAACGTCTCTAGACTCCTCGACAGTCTCGACAATATCATTACCCTTCTTGTCCTGTCCAACTACCTTCTCTACAGTATATGTCTCTTTCCAGATTCCGGTTCTACCATATCTGTCAAGATCGAGACCGCCCTTCTCAATAATACGCTTACGATATCCCTCATAAGCCTTCTCAAGAACACCATACGCTGCAACAGTTGACAGGTACTTGCCATTGAGCACCTTGAATCCTACAAGTATAGCTGCTGCTGAAGCCACGCCAACTCCTACGGGCAGAGCATATGTCTTAACGATCTTAAGACGTGTCTGCATTGTGTGAAGCTTGAGATCCTTCTCTCTGTCTTCTTCTGTGTAGTCGTCTGCGTGCTCCTCGTCAGGCTCGTATGTCTTGATCTTCTCTTCAGTCTCCCTGGACTCGTCAAGAATATCATTCATCTTGAGAGTCGCCTTGGAAGCAAGAACAGCGCAAGCTACAAAGCCAACTACACCTGCGCCAACAAGAATGGCCGGAGAATGCTCTGCTAACACTCCTCCAGCTTTTACTAATGTTGCATGGAAACTCATTTACTTGTCCTCCTTCTTAACATCATTTACCATCACCGCGATCTGCTAAGTCTTCGTTTGTAGTCGCGTTGCTCTTTCTCATGTGCATCTTCATCTGGCTCTTTCCACCCATGATCACGTCTGTAATCTCTTTAGCGCACTCAGGACAGAGATCGTAAGCTGACGCAATGTTTCGCCAGCATCTGTGTCTCTGCTCCCAGAATCCAATTCTGACAGAGTTAACAGGAAAAGTTTCCTCACCCTGTACGTGCTGATGCACATTTTCTCGTGTGGATTCGTAGAACTTACCGCATCGGTCGCATTTCTTTGCCTGCATTTCGTTTCCTCCTTTGTTAATTGTTTATCGTCTGATAGATCTCGGTCTGGGCAGATCAAGCAAATATCCGCCACGAACCGCGTAGCAACTACAAGCATTTCCCTTGAGATCTTCGGCATACCAGCCCTTGTTCTCATCAGTATATTCTGCCAGATTGCTTGCTCTCATAATATCAAGCAACTCAGCAACTGTGACATATTCGTTATCGTACGCAAAGTCCTTCATCTCGGCTATGATCGCCATACAATCTCTCTGTGATCTTGGCTCAACCTGTTCCCAAATATAACCGTACGATCGTCTTTCTTCTCTTACGTCTCTCTCACGCTCTCTTTCGCGTCTGTACATGCCAGTATATCCAGAAGACTCCTTCGATCTGCCTCTTGAGCGTCTGCCGCTAGACTCGCCAAACAGAAGAACTTCCATACCATTTGAGATCATATCAGAGAGCGTAGCTTTCATCGCAGGAATGCCTACCTCAAATATAACAAATTCTCCAGCATTCTCTACGTTTTCGCCAAACCAAGCTTTCTTGAATTTATCCCAGAATGAATCTTTCTTTATCTCCGAAGGACTTGAGACTGCTGCCTTCGGTCTCGGTCTTGCTGTAGGTCTTTCTTCCTCGTCTCTAGGACGTACTGCTACGCTCTCTCTAGCCTTGTCTGAGTTCGAGATCGGAACGTTAGGTCCATGCCTCTCGATTATAACTTTCTTTGTGTCAGCCATGTTTATGCCTCCTTAAATATCTCCATTATCTTCGCAACCACTTCCATAGCGTCGGTCTTTGGAAGAGCTATCGTGTTTTCTGCCATGTTACCAGCGATTGTGGGACCGACCTGTGTCAGCGATGCCGTGAGCATGCTTGACCCGTCCGGATTGACCCATAACTTCGGATATACGTGTAAATTACACTCTGCGTCACTAGCGAACTTAGTAGCTGCAACGCCCTTGGCAAACCCTGATTTGTGTGCCTTAGTCGCAATTATCACGCCTCCAGCTATGATAACCCCACCAATTATCAGCTCTTTCTTATGATCCTTTACGAATTTTACGAGCTTGCTATTTGTGTTAATCGTTACCTTCATTACACTACCTCCTTTAATATAATTACTTATCAAATACAAACTTTCGTACAACCAGAATAATTATGCTCAACCAAAATATGATCGACGCTGCGATAAGTTTAATACTACGCTTCTTCTTTTTGCTAAATACCGTTACCATATGCGACTCCTTTCTAAAAAGCTATGAGCCATGTTTCCATGACTCATTCGCTTTGAGACTATTATTCTTCTTTGTCCTCCGTCTTTGGTTCTTCTTCAGTTGCAGCGCCTCCGTAAGCTTTAATTATTTTACCTATAGCATCTATAGCCTCATAGGTTTCGTTGCCAGCTCTTCGCATTGCGTCACCGGCCATGTAGCCTCCTGCCATGCTGAGTCCGGCGATACCAAATATCTTCGTCATCTGACTCACCTTACCCATGTTGCAAGAGCCTAGTATGGCTCCAGTTACGCCTGCCGCTCCGATGCTGGCAGCAACACCTATTCCGGTTATTGCTATATTTGCAATGAGCTTCGGATCTACTGCTATCGTTTTTGTTTCTTCCATTTTGACGTCCTCCTTTTATTAATTGTTAATTTACGTCTCATTATAGCAGGTGAAAATATAAAGAGACCTGAATTTCTTCAAGTCTCTTGTTTGTAGTTTTTACATCTTCTTAAGCAGCTTCTGTTGATTCTGTTGTTGCTTCTGCCATCGGCTCCGAGATTTCTTTGTCCGTGAATCCTTCTTCATCTCTATAATAGTCTCTATCGTATCTGTCCCAGTCGCGATCACTCTTTTTCGACTCTTCCTCTTCTTTCTTGGCAGCTCCCACAGCTATTGCTACACCTACTCCTACTACACCGAGTAGAGCGATGCCGCCAATAACGAGGGCAACTTTACCAACTTTCTTGGCTTTTGCCTTTACCGAGTGAATCTTTCTTGCTGTCTCCAGATCCGCAAGAAGTTCGTCGTAATCTTCGAAGAAATCATCATCTTCTTCAAGAAATTCTTCTTCAACCTTAGCTTCTTCAACCTTCTTTTCTTCCTTATTCATTTGTTTTTCCTCCTTAATTAAATGTTAATGGTTTACTACTTCATTATACAACGTGAAAAATATGAGGAGACCTGAATTTCTCAAGTCTCCTATTTGTTAACTAACTTAAGGCATACATAAGTATGCTAATAATTGTTACCCAAAATATTACCAAAGCTATGTTAATGATTCCGATAGCTGCGGCAAAGGGTATTAATAATTTTTTCATATATTATACCTCCATAATTAGTTTATCCTTCATTATAGGAGGTGAAAAATGTGAGACCGATTAGTCAAACCGATCCCACAGATTCATAAAAAATGTTTGTCGTCCACGTCGTAATTGAGATATACGATCGTGCAGATATGACCGTTATGCTCGCCTACAATTGGATCGCAAATATGATCTCGGTCGAGCCTCTTCTCAAACACTCTCGGAGCGAACCCCAAGTTGTACAATCCAAAGCCATTTGTCTGGTCTCCACACATGTGTAAGAATTCGTTCACGCCGATCCAGTCTTCTCCACCTCCTTGATCACAGGATAGACGTTCGTTCAACTTGTCTACGGCACTGTAGACCTTTTCGAATGTGCTTACGAATCTCCTGCCAGTTGTGCTATCGCAAAACAGAGCTGCTCCTGCTGCCACATCCAATTTTGCATACTCTGATTCAGTGATCGGATTCTTTTCGAGAATATCCATTGTCTTCTCTTCGTGAATCTTGTGATCTATTGCATCTGCTTTTGACTTTCCGATTTCTTCCCGAACGTGATCTCTATAGTCGTCGTATGCGACTCGCATGGCTTCGCAAGATGCTGCCATAGCGGCTTGACGAACAAAATTGATACGCTCAGAACCGATAATACAACCAACGGTGATACCGCCAACAACCACAGCAGGAATAAAATACTTAAAGCCAATTTTAAACTTATCTTTCTTGGTGATGGGCTCATAAACATTGTCATACACCTCCCTATAATCCTTGTCCAATACTTCTGCTTCTTTTGAAGCTCTTTCGTCTGCTGCCGCCTCTCTTGTAACCTCTTCGTCCTCAATAGCTTTAATAGCTTTTGGAACGGCCTTAGCAGCTAAGTAAGCTGTGATAGCCACGCCGCCAACAGCGACGCATGCTAAAATTATCGGCGAGTTCTTATCTGCCGACGCTAGTAACTTTGGGATTAGTCCTTTCATTTTAATTTGTCCTCCTTTGTTAATTGTTAAAATATAAAGGAGACCTGAATGATTCAAGTCTCCTTGTTTTTACTTTTCTGCTAATGTCTCCTCAATGGCTTCCTTCTGTTCCCTTACTTCTTCGGCCACGATGCTCTTATACATCTCGATTTTTGCATCCAGTTCTTTTCTCTGTCGCATCAATTTTACAAGCTTCAACGTGTCTTTTTCAAGTTTAGTCATATCAATTACCTCCATGTTAATTAGGTTATTAGTTTCATTATAGAAAGTGAAAAATTTAAGGAGCTATTAATCCATAGCTCCAAAAATCCATCTAGAAAGCAATGTATTAACATATTTCTAAATGTGGTTATCTTCTTAAAGTATTTGAAATAACCAACTGCCATTATTAATGTTATCATGTCTTTCTCCTCCTTTCATTATAGAAGGTGAAAAAAGTGTAGGAGATGAATCAGGTGTTGGCCCATAGCAAACCAACCGTTAATCGGATCCCCCAAGTATTCCTTGGTCCCCGACACCATGCGGGTAGGAGTCTCACCTACGCGTGCTTGTCTCGCATCTGAGTGAGCGCGGTCGTCACTTTAACCGTTGCCGCGTCTCGCCGGAATTCCACCGAACTACACTCTAGATATATCATCTCTCATTATACAACGTGAAAAAAGTATGGGCCGTGTTTCCACAGCCCATACCTTGGAGTTTTATACTTTCTTAAATCCAGTGAGAGTCAGAATGGTTTTTCCGACATCTCTGAAGAAGATATCCGGAGCCGTCTCTGTCTCCATCAATATACGATAGCCCAACAAAGCCAGAATCCCCATTGTGGGTACACCGAAGATCTGTATCAACTTTACAATGTCTTCCTGATTCAGTTTCTTTTTGTCAAATTTAAGCCGTTCTTCTGCCAGTTTGACTTTGTCTTTGTCAATTTCGACGCTGTAGAGTTTCTCAACCAGATCCAATATCTGTTTCCTCTCTTTGGGATCTGTAGTACTGTTGGCATCGGATATTAATTTCTCGATAGTCTCCGTCAACGCTTCTTTCTTTTTGTCTTTTTCGTTCATTCTTGTCTCCTTTCTTTTGTTGATTGTTAACTCCTATAATAAGATGTGAAAAAATATAAAGAGACCTGAATTTCTTCAAGTCTCTTCTTCCTTGTTTTTTAGTTCCCAATACTTATTAAAATATTCGTCAAAGTCGTCTTCTGTTAATTTTAGTAAAAGTTTTAAATTTTCCATTTCTTTTTTAAGTTTTAAATTTTTCTTAATTAATACAAATACTAAAACTAATATTAACATATATTTCCTCCTTATTTAATAAGTTATTGTTCCTACTATAGGAGGTGAAAATATGAAGAGACCTGAAATTTCTTTCAAGTCTCTTGTTTGTACCTACCTTACATTAGTTTCTATTAATTTGCAGAAATCATCGACTCCGCAAGGAAGCGCTGCGCTGTATATCGACAGACCCTCTTTTGCTATCTCCATGGCTTCTTTGTCGCCACGAACGAATGCATTTCGATAGTCCATTGATATGCTCTTTACGAGCGCCAACCCTAATGCTTCAAATCCTGAATTTCTCATATTTATACCTCCACGTTTATAAGGTTATTAGTTTCATTATAACACGTAAAAAAAAAAAAAATAACACTTCGGTTCTGTCTTAACAGTACTATCACACCAGGGTACCAGTCTATCAGATTTCTCCTAGACGCTCTCCCTCACCAAATGGTGCCGTGAGTTTCCTATCAGAACACTCTTTCGGTTATCATCTTTTCATTATTCGCCGGCTGTCTCATGCCACCATCGGCTTCGATACGCTCGCACTAACGGTCATTCCTCCGCCACCGACTTAGATATAGATCCTTTACTAGTGTTTTAGCACGTCAAACACCAACCTGTATCTCATTATACAACGTGAAAAAAATATAAGGCCTGAAATTTCTTTCAAGCCTTATAAATTTACTGAACATTTTTCCATTCTTCTGGGTTACATTTTAATCTACACATTTCCTCCGGATATTTGTAGTCCGGGTTGTAGAGTGTGCAATGTTCGCATGTATCTTGATGAGCACAATGCTCTTTTAATACATTTATTGCGCGGTCTACAACCTGATCCCACGCGATTTTTCCGAATTGTTTATTAATTGTTTCGTAATTATCCATGTTCACCTCCTATTAATTGGCTAATTGTTCCTATAATAACACGTGAAAAAATATAAGGCCTGAAATTTCTTTCAAGCCTTATAAGTTTTACAAACAGAAACCGATAGGGATATCGCCGTACATCGAGTCCCAATTTCCATTGAGGGGCGTCGGATGCATACCGCCGTAAGATGCAATACCCATGTGAGATATACCATGGTATGTATGTCCCTTATAAGTGTATGTTGCTTCGTCAGAAAATCTACTTCCGCAGACATCTCGACATGTAATTACAGTACCCCAAAGATTTGGATATAATCCGTACGTATTTATCATAGTCTGCATGTCGCTGTATATAATACCGTCCCAAGCACCATTTACGTTTGTCGGATCATTACCCATCTCTCTAATAGAAGGCACCCATACTGTATCGAGAGTCTCTGTATAGTTGTCTGCATGCACAACTCCACCGGCGTCAACGTATAATGTTCCTGTCTTCTTAATTACTGGTACAAGCGCCTGACGAATATAATAGGGAATACTTGCGAGGAAATCGTTATTGAGATACTGTCTCATTGCGCATGTAGGCCAACCAAACCGCTTGCCGACCTCATCTGATATAAGATAGTCCTGATGATGTCTTATGCCATTATACCAGCTAAATGAGTCCCAGAAATATGGATCCATTTTCTCCTCTCTCTGGAATATAGATCCATGGAAATTCGGAACACAAGCGGCTACCGATATCCATGATGACGTTGACATATCTTCACCGTTTGCTACCTTCATCATAATCGGCCGAGTAATACTAGCAGCTATAGGAGCTACAATTGTACCATCTCCAGGCTCAAAATGCGATTCTGGATTAACTGATATAACCTCGTTACCCGTGATGATAAGCGGAAGAGTCTTATATGCACCAATAGGATACGGCTCGCCCTTGTTTGCCACGATCGTAGCCCAATCGTCCGTAATCTCTCCAACGGCCTGTTGAGGCTCATAATATGTAGGACGACAGATGATATTGTACCTGATATTATTTGGAGCTGGATTCCAACCCTGAAACGGAAGACCAGTAGCAGAAGCCGGACGTAAACCGTTGTCAGAGCACCAACCACCTGACGGAATGTTAGGGACAATTCTGAGAGGTGTGCCATTCTCATCTACGAACGCACAAGTGAATGTATCCGTATCAATTCCGCTCACATCCACAACCACCTTAGCATATCCATCATAACCGTCTAAGAGGGCCTCATACTCACCGTTCTTTGTGATCTTACGCTCCTCCATCAAATCGTTCGCAAACTGGGGGACTGCTACTGTTACCTTGTCATAATATGTGTTTTCTTCTTCTGCCTGGTACTCGCCATTCTCGGTTATCTTAATATCCTGGAATTTGTAGGAATCCGGTCCTCCAGTAGGAACCTGCACAGTGACCGGGTTAAATGCTATTCCGCCTTCTGCAGTATATGTACCGTTTGCGGTGATCGTTTTACCCTGCACAGTAACCGGATTATCTCTGTTTATTGCGTTGAGACAGTTAACTATAGCCGTACGTACACTCTCACCAGACGCAGCAGTTCGTATAGTGTTTAAGTAACTGGATATATTAGCCATTGTTATTCACCTCGTTGAACTTTCTGTTGTGAATCGCTTCTACAACCTCTAATGCTCTGAGAAGAGCTGCTCTTACTTCCTCACCTCGAGAGGCAACTTCCAAGTCTTGTATTTCTTTTTGTATGTTTACGAATCTGATCATTTGGTTGTCCTCCTTAATAATATCCGTTCTTGTTCGATATAGTCAATGTAGTTAATTCTTTTCTTGGTGGCGTTCCGATAGTAACCTTTTTAACGCCAGAGTCCATCTCGGTGCTCAGTTTTATTATTGGAAGTTCCTTGTTTATACCATGCGGCTCAGATATAACAGTTATCAGCTGTCCCATCTTGTACGAACCAACCGCATTGTCCAAGAAGTGCATCTCTGCAGCATTTACCTCGATCGTAAGTTTGTCATACTGTTCGTCGGTTAGCCAAACTTCGGCAGCGTCTTTTAGCACTTGAGGATCTGAAATATCATTCCATTCATGTATCTTTAGCACTCGTCCGTACAATTCTATACCAGCTTCCGATTCTAATGTGTCTTTTCCGTCGTTAACGGACTCAATCGTAACCTTGTTACCATGTTCATCTGTCCCCAAAGGAAGTACAACTGTACAAATATCATCAGAAGTAAGATTGCTACTGTAATCTAACAAGTTATATGCGAACTGAACTGGCTGATCCGATCCATATGGCATCTCGTTGAGCCAATCTATATATGTCGTTTCGTTTTCTTTTCGTACAAACAAATATCCTCCAGTACTATCTATGCAAGTTGACATGATAGTGGACAGAGTATTACCATAGTCTACGTCCGTAACCACGTTTCTGTCTGGAATATCTATTGTACCTATGTGAAATTTTCTATCTTCATCGACTTGTGCGTTGTGCTGAGCGATCATGTCCTTAAATACGTCAGATATAAGTACGTCATCATACGTATTCGGTCTGATTACTGTATCGTTTGCGTAAGCTAATGCTCCTTCGCACACCACTTTCTTCTGGTTGAACCAATCTATAGAGATCTCGGCGACTCGACCGAAGAATATAAGTTCGCTATCTTCGTAAGCTTCTATCGTCGTCTTCAATACAAAAATATCATTGTAAGCCGGGTGATCCGGAGGGAGCGTAAACTCTAAGCTCCCAGCCGTATTCAACTCCGTCTCTAAAGAAGGAGAAAGCAACGTTGTTTCAGCTTCTTCGCCGTAAATATCTACGCCGTCCGCAAGAATTCTGTAAATCATAACTTCCTCCCTAAAGAATAGTCAACGGTAACACGACCGCTACCATTGAACGTCATTATGTTATCTCCCGGTCTAAGCACTATCTGATTGTCGCCGGGATGTAAGTTAATTGTTTGTCCTCTAAATACAACGGACATAGCATTTGAAACGGTGAGCGTAGCTGTCTTATTTGAAGAATCGCTATTTATCAGGTTTCTCATCATGCTGCTTCTAACAGTAAATGAGCCATAATATATAGTATTTCCAAACAAGTCATTCCACTTCCATTCCATCGTACGAGTCGATCCAAGCGGATACTTATACGGGTTAAGATTGTATTTGATTATTACTTGATTGTAATCTTTTGCGTCAAATTTCGTCTCCAACGTCAATCTACCAGTATAGTAATATTCAGGATCGTCTTTAAGTATTATTGTGTGGTTCTTACCGTGCAGATAAGCTAGAATATCAGACTGAAACTCAAATGGCTTGACATATCCGTTGTCCAATATAAACACCCACTGACCAGTACGTTGACCGTACCTGACACCACCGGTAAGAACCTCTGTGTAATCGAGGCTACCGTCGGCACCAGGCACGTCTACATACTCCTCCTTAATCGGAGGGGCGGCCACATATGGTCTGGACTGAGGTGCCAAATGCCAATCAGTCCAAGTGTCTTTACCAGAAATATTAATGGAGTGTTCCCCATTATAATTAAAATCCGGCATGTCTTAACCCCTCCTTCTTAAGCTTCTCATCGCCTTTGTTCCAAGAGCTGCGTCTAACGGATTTGTGATCTGTCCGACAAGAGCTCCCGTATCTAATGTTACTTTCATGGACGATATAGCGTCTCTAAGCGACCCAATATCAGTGCGATATGCTTCGTTAGTGTTCTTTATGTTCTTAACATCTTCCCTCAAACCGCGTATAGCCTCAATGAGAATGTTCTGTTCATTGTTCTGGTTGTTTGTCTTGTTTGCAGCATTTGCTCGATTGACGCTGGCAGAAATATCAAACCTCTTGTTTCCAAAATAATCGTTCATAAGAGCTGACGTTCCGTCTAAAGCGTTCTGGTCTACCACCGGTATGATATTAACTCGAAGAGAATTGTCCGGATCTTCCAAATTGTCATTTATTCCAAACATACTTAATGTAAACATGTTCAGAATATCATGAGTCTTCGTCTGCAAACCCTCTATCAATCCTCTAGCGAATCCGTCTATGCATTCAAGTCCCATGATTCTGAATTTATCAGGACCAAGCAACTGAGAAAACATTCCCAACGTCGTTGTGGCTAGATTCGACATAGCTTCTGCAAGCCTACTAGGAGAAGTTATACCGAGAATATAACCTTCTGTAGTGTCCATACCTATCTTCTCTGTTTCTTTAGAAGGAGAATGTGAATCCAGTGCCGTCTTAAGCGCTGATAATGAGTTCTCACCTAAGAACTTCATTACTTCGTTTGCAGCCGTCGGATCAACACCGTTTACAAAACCTTCAGATGCATCTTCACCAACCTCCTGGTATGCAAACAACAGATCGTCTTTACCATCTTCAAGACCCTTCTTGAGTCCGAGAGTGGTTGCGAAACCGGCTTTAGAATATGCAGAAGTTATCTTATCCGAAGTATATTCGTCCAGTTTAAGCGAACTAGAATATATCGCATTTGCTTTCTTCAATTCCTTGTCGGACATCCTAACAAACGCGTCTATCTGCTCGGCTCCATCAGGACCAAGTTGACGTAACTGATCGACGAGACCCTCTGACAAACCTCGTTCGGAAAGTTTTTGAATGTTCGTTGCCCAGCGACCTATCTTCTTCGTATTTTCAGCCATGTTATATAACATCTGCTGAGTCGAATACTCTTCTGCTTTCTTTTGATCTTTTGTTTTATAAGCAACTTCATCAAACAACTTAAGAGAACTTCTAACCTGTTCTTTTATGCCGTTCTTAAACAATATAAGCTGATCTAATATAACTTCGAAGTTCATAGACTGCTTGAATGCGTCCATAGAAGCTAAGCCAAGATCCGTAAATGCCTGAGACAGTACGAGCTTCGAAGATTCCGAGCAAACGTTAGCCGACCACGCAGATATAAATGTGTCGTCAATCTTTTGACGTTTTGCTTCTTCTGCTGCACTCTGAGCAGCTGCTGTCTCTGTCTTTGTCATAGAACTCGACAGTGTGTCAGACCCAGACTCAACTCCATTAGCAGTAGCCTCGGTTATCTTCTTACCATACTCGGCAGCCTCTTTTGTTGTCATGGCTCCGTTTTTAACAAAACTATCTCTTATGGATTTAACCGTATCTTTCTGTAAGCTAAGTTTCTTAGCGTACATCTGATTAAATAGAGCAAGCTCCTTGTCTGTCATGGTATAAAGAGCATGAATATTATCATATGCTGCAGGTCCCTGATCGGCAAGGTCTACTAAGAAGTTAGCGTTGATTCCGCGAGATGATAAAGCTTCAAGTTCTTTTGACCATTTTGTAACACCGGTTATCTGGTTCATGAAATTCTGAAGCACGCTTCGTCCGGTCGTTCCAACTTGATCATTGAACTCTGAAAATACGTCTAACGCAGATTTTACCGAATCACTAAGCTTATCGGTCTTTTGTGAAGCTGTTCCGAGAGCCCCGGATAAATCACCGAGACCGTCCGTAAGATCTGAAACCGCGTCGTCAGCGTCTGGAAAATCGCCCAAGAATTTCTTAATCCAGTAATCCACGGTGGACTTTCTTTCCATGCTAGACATGGCTTCAACATACTTTTCCAGACTGTCGTAACCGGCTCTCTGATATGCATACTGACCGCCAAGGATCTGCATACCTTCGGCTTCCCAGTCCCTACCAGATCCAGAAAATACTTTAAATGCCGACGAATAATCAGAACCAAATATACTAGTACCGAGGTCACCAAACAAACTACTAAGAGATCCGAAGAGTCCTCCGACAGCATTCTGTGCGTCTCCACTTGACGACCCAGTTATCAATCCATTTACGAACTCGTCAATTATGCTTATGCCGCTGTTAAATGCAACTTCTTCAGTAACTTCACTTGCAGTCTCTATCGACTGAACATCTGACATTGCCTGCACTTCAATGGCTTCTTTTGTGAGCTTGGCTCCGTCCATAATAGCGTCGGCTTTTTCTACGGTAGCAAACCTGTATGAATCGGCGGATAATTTAACAGCTTCGTTTGTAGCGTTGGCTCCGAATAGCATGTCGTTTGCTGCGTCTATCTGTGCCTGTACATACGAGTCGAATCCGCTAGTATCTTTAAGAACTTCATTCGCTTCTGATACGGTTTCTGCCGTATCTTTGGACGATTTCGCAAACATAGATGAATATTCGGCATACTTCTCAGCTCGACTTTTATTATCTTCTGTGACTTTGTTAAATGAACTATTAAAATTATCTATGTGCCTTGCAAGCTTGTCCGTTTCACTTTCAAACTCTTTTTCGGCCTCGTCCGTTCCATCATTGGCAAGTAATCCCATGCGATCTGTAAAATCATCAGCATTATCGTCCACACCGTTAGTTAAACCTTCGATGATATAACCACCCATACGTTTCATGACACGAGAGGGTGAAAATATCTCCATCTCGGAAGCGAAAGCAGCTATACCGCCACTAGCAAGAGTTTTCATGGCAGTGCAGAACTCCCCATTCTTTATGGGCTGTACAAGACCTTCGTCTATATTAGCACCAACCTGAGATGCGACACTAAAAGCAGCCTTTTTACGTTCTTCGACGTCGCTACTTCTTAACTTGCGGAGATCTTCTGCATTTACCTTAAGTACTTGAGCTGCTACCATGGTCGACATGGCTTCCTGAACACCTCTAAGGAATCCATTACCGATCGCCATTCCAAGTTTATAACCAGCTTCTTCAAGATCTGACTGATGCTCATACATCCAGTCTACGATTTTGACGAGCACGGAATTAAATAAATCTAATATCTCTACCACATGCTCATCTAAGAACAAAGCGATGCCTAACATCAACTTAAGTATTCCTGCAATTATGGTGCATATAACAGTAGTGATCGCCAGTCCAATAAGTTTGCCAATTACCAACACAGCTTCTACAAATTTAGGAGCGGTCAACACAACTGTATCCGCGACATTACCGAGACCAATAACTAATAACTTAATGTTGTTAATTATCTTAGGAATAACATCGCTACTAATATCAGCAAATGTCTTTAATGCGTTTATCCAAGCAGTTAAACCTTCAGAAATATACTTTATTCCAGTACCTATTCCCAAAGCATACGCACCTATAGCAAGCAAAGCCGCAGCAACAGCCCAAATAACAGGAACCGCTTCGATACCGATGGCGGAAACAGATACTAACACTGCCACGAGAGCCGCAGTCGACCAAGTCGTCGCTAATATCTTTATTGTATCAACTTCTTTTAAAAGGGACAAACTAGATATAATTGCAGATATGCCACCAGCTATAGCAAGAAATGCAAGAGCGTCTATAGCATCTCTACCGTTCATTATGCTCATCATACCGGTGATAGCAAAACCGAGTAATGTGATAGCACCGGCAGCAACCAGAACAGATGTCCAGTTAACAGAACCAAGTACAGCCATACCAGCAGCTAACAGCACAAGCGACGATGCCATAACCGCAAACGAGGCAGCGTCAAGAATATCAACAGCTTTCATTATTTTAGTAGCCCCGCCAAGTGCTAATATAACAGCAGATATAGCAACTCCTGCAGCTTCGATAGACTTGGGTTTTCCAACCTTAGCAATTTGAGCTAGGACAACTGATATAGCAACAATGCCAGCAGCCATGATTGCAAAAGCTCCAGCCATCTGCATGGCCCGTTTGCCGTCGCCTTTATTTATCTTGTTTTGAACATACATCATTCCAACTATTGCCGCTCCAAGAGCAACCAATATGTTTTTGGCAATATGTATCGAGTCAGGCGATGCTGAGATGTTGTTAGACAAATTTGCTATGCTTGAAGCAATAACGCCTATAGCAAGTGCGACTGATGCCATGTATAAAGCAAAGCTTACTATTTCGTTAGCATTCAATGACACGCATTTCTTTATAACACCAGGAATTGACATCAGTGCTACGACATATCCGACCATGAGCGTGGTTGTTAAGGTTGCTTGTGCAAGAGCTTCTGGAGCAAGATAAGCAAGTCCGGTCATCAAACCAACCACCAAAGATATGCCAGTAAGGAGGATCATTATGCTAGACATCCAAGCGAATGCCTTTGCTGAATTTGCGAGATCTCCTTTTAAGCTTCCGTCTCCACCCTTTGCGAACTCTTTTGCTATATGGTCGAACATCAACAATATACCGCCTAGCAACACCACAATTGCAGTCAAGCCGGCTAAGCCTGTAAGCATTTCACCTATCGGGATATTGGATAATGCAACAAGAGAAACTGTCAATATAGCAATAGAAATAGCAAATCTTAAAATAAACTGAGAATATATCTCTAACGAAGTTAAACCAAGTACCTTTGTAAACTGGTTAAACGCATTCGAAATCGAGTTAAACGCACCTTTAACCGCTTGCGGTATTGTAGTGACGGTCTTTACTATGTTTATTATAGGTTTTGTGATGTATGTGAGCTTCGTATATAGCCACAAACCCAATGCTCCAATGCCCAACACAGCACCAACCACAGCGATATGCCAAAGTTTGACGTGATCTATGGCATCTTTAAGAAGACCATTAAACCAAGTAAGGAAGGAATTCAATTTTCCAAGAATCCAACCCAACGGTTTGATCTTTTTGCCTATTTCTTCGAGCTTGCCAGGAGCTTTCGATCCAGTATCCCAAGCCCAGTTGAGTCCTTCCACTATCATTTTGATGTAGCCGACGAACTCGGTTCCCATCCTTTTTGCAAATGCGACCAACGATCCGAGCACTTCGAAAAACGAAGAAAGAAAAGATAGAAATTGTTTATCTTTAAATAACTCGACTATTCTATCTTTTAGCCAAAGTATTTTTGACGCTAACGCGACTATCAATCCAATCACAAGTTTCAAAATACTTGTTATAACTGTTAAGGTGTTTGACCAATCTACGTTCTTGGCTATGAAGTCTACAATAGCTTCGGCCATTTTGCCAAAAGTCAAAGCGAATAATATATATACTTTTGATACTATTTTCATAAATCGTATCACTTTGTTTACTGTATTCATCAGGAACCAAACTAAAATCTTAGCTCGGTCTTTAATATTCTCGAACGCTTCCTGAGTAGGTATCAAATATACAGTCAAACGTCTAAATGCGTCTGTAATACCGTTAAACTGCGGAAATGCTTCTTTAAACGCCTGCGATACTGCCAGAGCTACTGTTAAAAAAGCATAAAATATGTTTGTAAGACCTTCAAAAATATTATGAAACGCACCGCTGTTCTTTACTGATTCTAAAAACGACTGTGCAAGCTTATTTCCAACTTTTGTGAGCTTTTGGAACAGTTCTACGACCGGGGTCATGTCCTTTTTGATCTGATTTATCAGGTTTCTGAGCTCGCCCATAGCCGGTATAAAATCTGTTGTTAATGGACCAGCAAACTCGGCACCTATTCTCGATAAAGCGGCTTTGATATTGGACAAGTTGCCCTGGAATGTCTTGTTCGCGTCTTTTGCGTGTTCACCGAATGCCTCATACATGGCGTCTGAGAACTGTTTGAATGATATCTTTCCTTGAGATACCATCTTTGTTATATTCGCAGCGCTCGTATTAAGATGCTTAGCCAATACCGCCGCTGCGTTTATACCAGCGTATGACATCTGGGTAAGCTGCATGCCCATGACTCTTTCCTGTGATGCCATTGTGGTAAAAATATGAGCGATGCTCGCATAATCTCTACCAGTCATCGCGGCGACACCAGAAACACCAAGCAACGCATGTTTCATCTCTTCTCCGGCTTTAACGCCAGCTACGCCAAACTGTGCCGCTGCGGAAGCTGCCTCGTCGAAACCATACGCGGTGTCCTCAACCGCAAACATGGCGTCGTCTTTAAGCTGTTTTACGTCAAGTTTGAGGCCTTCCATTAAGAACTCGGCCTGCTGGATATTGAGTGCTCTTCGCATACCGCCACTAGCGGCCTGTCCGATCGTGGAGCTCCAAAGATTTCTTCCGAAATTAAGGAAACTGTTTGTGAGATTGTTTATTACAGTTGCTCCAACCACACCCATAGCGGACATCTTTTTGTCAATAGAGTCTATTCCACTAACAACTTTGTCAAATCCCATGTCGGCAGCTGCGGCAGCTATCTGCTGGAACGCATTTCCACCTCTCATGTTGTCTAGTTTGCTTTGGAGATCATCTAAGGAATCTATGGACTGATGAATATTCTTCTCAAAAGCGGCATTGTCAAATTCCATTTCTACGATTTTTGTATCGTAGGCATCGCCGTAATGGTCCATTTGAGTGTATCTCCTTTCTTATTGTTTTATGTCTATGATAGCGTCCCAAGCTTCTTCGGCTATCTTTTTAAATATAGGTTTCATGGCAGGTGTGATAAAATCATTGGGTTCTACCCACCCGCCATTTCTCGTTCCATGACCGTAACGAAGTAAAACAACGATGTTGAAGTCGTACCCGGTCTTGTTTGTTACTGTGTTCGTATTATACCAAGAAATTTTACAAGTTTTATTGTCGCTTACAATATCATACGTCCACGAATTTGCTGTCAAGCCAGTGTTTACAGGTGTTGCATCTTTCAAAGCTTCTACGCCCATTCGACCGTATTTGTCAAGAACGTTTAGATAGTCCCTTCGCAGAGCATGATTCATAAATTTCATGGTTTTTGTGAATTTGCCCGTCTGTTTGAATTTTATTGCGCTTTTCATATCTCATCTCCGCGCTGTCATTTTGATGAATTGTTTAAGTTCTTGTTCAACCAAGTTGAGTACGAATCATAAAGGCGTAAATATTTGAAGACTGTCGGCTCTGCTTCGGGCCATGTGTCTGCTATGCTGTTTATCTCTGAAAGGTATTTATCGCCAATATCTCCGAAAACATCTTTTGTCAAATCTCTGGACATCTTCCATTTTCTATCCCAAAGTCTATCGTATTTGGCACATAATTTTCCAGGCCCGTCGTTCCATTTCTTCTCATACTTGTCCAGTATCATGTCCTCCGTTCCTTCAAATATTTTTCTGTAATCATGATACATATACGGATCGTAATGTTTTGGATCTTTCTTTTTGTCGGCGATCATTGTTTTATATAGATCTGGTGCGCTCTCCTTCAAGCAATCCATGGTCATCTTGTGTGCTTCTTTTACCATTTCGTCGCATTCTTTAGATTCCCAAAATTCCCTGTAACCACCATTTTTATTTATTTGGTCTTGTACTTTATCTAGTTCATCATTTATAGATTTGAACTTCTCTACTTTTTTCTTATCCAAAAGTTGTGCACTATCTTCAAATATTTCTTTGATGCCTTCTTTTGTTCTCGTGTTTCTCATTTGACTGAGGGCATCTCGTTCGTACCGTCTTCTTCCCTCTGGTGTAAGCGATCCGTCCTTGTTCTGATAACGTCTTACACCCCATTTCATACCTTTTATACCATGATGATATATCGAGTTGTAATCACATTCGACATATGCTCTATAATCGTTTGGTATCACGACCTCCTATCTTTCAAATATCCTCCTACCAAGAGACAGCAAGTCGGAAAATCTCTTATCGTTTAAACTAACTCGCTGCGCATCTTTATCAACCATGAGATTGCCCATGTCAAATATAATTACAGGGGCTTGTGTGTGCTTTCTAAACGAACCGTAAAGAGAGTCGTTCGTATCAAGTAATCCGCTATACCCCTGCTTTTTTAATTCTTTAAATAATTTTTTTCTTTGATTGGCAACGTCTTTTGCCATTCTTTCGCCTTTTACGGGACCACTGGTTCCGTCTGACGGAAGAATATAATTGAACATCCTGTACACTGTTCGTAAATCGGCATCTGTGGGCTTTCCAACTTTTGTTCTGTCTAAGGCTTTCTTAGCTTCCCTATATGCCCCAAATTTCATTTTGTTTGTTCCAAAATAAGCTTCGAGTCTTTTGGGATCATTTACAAAATTGTAAAAGTCTCTATTATTCTTGTATAAATCTCTAAATACTTTTACGGAACTGTCTTCGGAAGCTATTTTCATTCCGTTTTTTGCTTTACTTTTAATATCGTATTTTAAAACCTGAACGCCATTCTCTTTTATTGGAGCATTAAACAAAGACTTGTACCATGACTTATCCGCGTTCTTATATGTAGCATATGCAAACTCGGCGTCTTTTAATCGATCTTTGTTATACGATAAGGTGGATATAGAATCGTTTTTCGTTATGTATTTGTCAAAGTACTTTTTGTTTATTGCAGAATTTGCTTTCTTCGATTTCTGGTATTTGAACTTTTTTTCTGTGGCCGAATAATCTCCGCCTTTCAACGGATATGGCGGACCATTTTTAACTCCCCATTTTTGGCCTCTGATACCGTAATGGTAAATATAATCGTCCATTCTATCACCCCTTGCTGTGTAGTTTAGCTTTCCTAGCTTTGTTTATAGCAGCATTTTGTGCCAGGATGTCTTTCTTGCTCATCTTTTCCGGATTGTTTTTAGCGTTGCAAACTCTTATTAATGTCGTCAATCTATTTAAATGCCACTTCTGAAACTCAATAGGTATCTGAAGTGTTATCATTTGCCAATATATTACTTCCGAAGTTATTATTTCTTTCTTCGGTTTCTTTGCGCCTTTAAATTGTTTATCGTTTTTCCTCTTGTCTTCTCCGAACCATGTCGCGGTCATTGGATCGTTAATGTAGTCCATTATCTCTTGAACATTCGCGGCACTCAGACACAGATATACTGTCGGATCTACGTTAGCCGGAGAAATTGTCATGCATCTGAAATAGTCAATAATTTTTTCGTTTGTGTCTAGTGCGTTCTCCACCAAAAACGGTTTCTCCCACTTCGCTTCCCATTTAGAAACGGAGATGAGAGAATGCTCTAAAACTAACGTTGTGTCTTTTACTGAAATGAATTTTCCTGTCTCTTCATTAAATAATTCTTTACCGATCACATGTATACTTTTAGGCATTCTCTTTCTCCAATCTGTATTATTCCTTATTTCCAGGAATTACTTCAAACCCAACAAGCTTGTTAAGCTCTGCCGGATCAGCATTAGCCATACTTTCTGCAATGTCTTTTGATACTACTGCGTTTATAAAATCTGCCATAGCCTTGTCGCCACCCTCGATAAACTCCATCATGAGCTTGTCATAAGCCGGATGACACTGGAATCTCTGACGAATATCCGGGCTCTTAAGAAACTCTTCCCCGTCTGCCGATTTCTCACCATAGCAAGTTAAAACGAAATCCTCAAAATAGTTATAGATTTCACGACTGTCGTCGGACTCGATCATCTTCTTAATCTTCGCACGTATTCCGCCGTGCTCCATGAGCTCCATCTTAGCAAGCTCTGTCTTTGTTAAATGAAAGTAGAAATTTTTCGTCTTCTTGTTTCCGTTGTAATCTTCATAAGTGATAGTTTTTGTTAACATTATTTCGTCCTCCTAATTTATAAAAGGCGGCCAGCCGAACTGAATACCGCCTGATTAATTGTTACACTACCATTTTGATGTTATCAGCCTGCTGCTCTAGCGATCTCGATAACGATAGCACTCTTAGGCTTAACGAGTGCACCGGACACACGAGTCTCCATGAGGTACTTCTGCTGGTTTACATCAATATCGAACTGTTCGAAGTTGTTGATCTCTCCGCCACGATCTGTACCGATGTTGTAATCTGTAGGATTGAAGATAATAGCTGCAAGATCATAAGTTGTAGTTGTTGCGTCTTCAGTGATAGTTCTGTTGATACCTTCCATGATCTCAACTTCCTCGATCTCCTTAACGCGGCACTTTGTAGCAAGCTCGTTCTCTGTCTTGTAAAGGCTGTAACCGTTACCGTCCTCGAGAAGAAGCATGTTGGTCTTGTACTCTGCTGTTGTGTACATTGTAGGATTGCCAGAACCCTTGTACTGAGTACGAGCCCTGATAGCAGCTCTGATGACTCTCTTTGCTCTAGCATCATCTGACTCATTAGCTATATAAGGAAGTCTGATCTTGATAGCGTAGAGATCTGCGTCGTTGTATACGGGCTTGATGTGATCCTCGGAGATCTTATCTTCGTATGCTGTGCTACGTCCATCACCAACAAGAATAGCTCTTGCGATTTCCTCATTGAGCATTCCGCGCATTTCCTTCTTGATCCAGGAAACTACGTCGAAATCTGTGATATCAACGATATCATCTCTGTCCATCTTCTGCTTCTTGTATACGGTCTGAGGTGTGATGGATCTCTTAAGCAGAGTGAATACTTCCTCTACCTTCTGGTTGCCCTTGATGTAACCTTTTGCACGAGCTTCATCAGCTGTGATGTCAGCGAACATCATCTTAACTCTGCTGAAAGGTGTGTGATGAGCAGCGCTAAGAAGCTTTTCTGCCCAGCTCTGATCTCTCATGATGAAATCAGGTTCACCAGAAGTAAAGTTCTTTACATCAGGGAAGAGCCAGTCAACGTTAGCTACGCCGTAAGTCTGAGTTGATCCGTCTTCGTTTGTGGGGTAGTTTGCAGGAGTAACTGCGTGCATAAGAACGCCGTCTTCATCCTCCATGTGGTGCTTAAGAGACTCGCTAAGGCTACCAAATCTCTTCATGTCTGCAAGAACCTGCTTTCGGTCTTCCATAGAAATAACAGGTCCGGTTACATATTCTCCATTTTCAAATACGTTGTGCTTCATATCGTCCTCCTCGTCATCGTCTTCGTCATCGTCCTCGCCGGTTGCCTCTTCTACTGCCTGGCCAACGAGAGCGTAACATACTTTTTTCTGCTTATCATTCATTGTGTTCCATACATCTTCGATCGTTTCTTCATCATCTTCGTCATCTTCATCGTATGCGTGTTTCATATCGTCCTCCTCGTCATCGTCTTCATCTTCGTCCTCGTAATCATCATCTTCATAGTCTTCTTCATCCTCGTCGTCTTCGGTGTCGATAGACTCCATTCCATGATAGATGATAGCTTCGTCGAGGTCTTCGATCTCCTCGGGGTCCATATCAAATCCATGAGCTACTGCAACAGAATTTCTGTCGATAACTGCTCCGGGATTGCACCCTCCAAGAACAAGACTTACTTCTCTGATAACACCATGCATGACGTTCTTTCCGTTCTTCTGAAGCTTGTTTGCATAGATGGAAAGAGCATCGATATCATCGTTGCCGAGACATTCTTTGGCATGCTGAGCCTTTTTGGAGTTGTTGAACTTGCAGTGTGCGTACACACAGTCTCCCTTCTCCTCAAGTATAGCATGACCGATAACATTTTCGACATCTCCGTGCTGATGGTTCCAAACAAGTGGTACTTTCTTACCGTCACATCCGTTGAAAGCGCCAGGAGCAAGTGTCAAACCATCTTCACACTTGATGCCGTATTTGGTAGCTATGCCACCAAAGTCAAACTTTCCTGCCATTTTGATGTTTCTCCTTTCTTAGTATTGTGTTTCATCTGGGTTGATTTCTTCGTCCTCTGGAAGTTCTCCAACATCCGTCGGCATTTGCTCCATAGGGTTTATGTTCGGGTTACTAAGCTGATTTGCTACTGGTTCATCAGACGGTCTGTATCCAACGATAGATCTTGCTTCGTTCGGAGTGAGTACCTGAGACCTTATCAACGGCTCTATAACCTTAGAAATATTTCCTATAGGAACAAGCTTAAACGAATTCTGAACAAAGTATATAGACTGACCCTGTGTTATAGCAGTTGTGCTCAACCATTTGCGTGTCATCTCTGTCGTTATTGCAGAGAGCACCGGTTCGATCACGTTGTTTCGATAATTCAACTGCTTCTGTTCATCAGCGGTTCCGTTTAGAATCTCTTCACAAATACCAAGCTCAGAATAGAACATTTTGGTAAGGTATTCTATCTGAGACATTAGATTGTTTTCAAGAGGTCTATTAAGCTGAATGACTTTTTCGGTAGCGCCAAGGTAAGCTATACCATACTTCTGGTCGGTCAATTGGTTTTGTATGTCCTGTCTACGCTCTGTGGCGATCTTTTTCTTCATCGGAGACGATACGTCATAGGGCAACTGTACGATCATGTCAAGTTTGCCAGCCGACAGCTGATCATCTATAACGTCTAATAAATTTAACTTGGTTATTAGTCTTCTGCCGATAGAGTTTGGTTCGTTCATAACCGCGTAGAACGGGTTTTCTATTATAGCTACAGACTTCTTAGGGAGCGTCACTTCTCGTTTTCTTCCAGTTTCGTCATCGTACACCTCGACACGAATGTGCTTTGGATACCATTGCTTAATCTTTGCAGTTCGCAACTCGTAGATCTTGTAATTTTCTTCTGAGATGATGCTCTTTGACGTTAACGTCGGAACAACTGCGATTACACCCTCGTCAAACATAGAAAGCACGATATCTTGAATAAGGGATCTTCCAGTCTGATCGATGTTTGCGGATAGCGTTAAACACTTGTTTAAACTATCGTCTATCGTGTCTTCAAAAAATCCTTCATTATTCTTTCGTATGTGCTCTACGTCGACAGCTGCACAATCTATAGCTATTCTGTTATACACGGCATTAACTATCGACCTGTCTCCGCCGTATATCACACGTTTCTTGTCCGGTCTAGTAGAATATGACGGTCCAAGATTCCTATTGTAGATGGTCGGATCTCTACCTCGGAACACGTCCCAGGCTCTTTTTGCCCTTTCTGTTATTGAGGACATTTAGTTTCTCCTTTCGACTACCATTTTGATTTTATCTACGCTTCTGGTTCTGCTTCTGTTGCTGCTTCTTTTTCTTATGATGTCTGTATAAAGCGTATCCGCCAGCACCAAGAGCTGTCGCACCGGCTACAGCAAGACCAATCTTTCCCTTCTTTGTGAGTCTCGTTTTCATGATCGGATTAAGCACTCCGTCCGCATCGACTGCGTGGCCCTTTACATACTTCTCTGTAAAACCAAGACCTTTCTTAACTTTATTAGCCGCTTTTGAAGTCTTAGACGTACGATGTATATAGTCTCCAAAGCTTTCATGAGAATTCTTTCTGTATTTACTCCAATTGTCAAGATCCTCTTGAAACGTCCCTCTTTTGGCGCTTTTTAGCATCTGATTCATGTTACGCGCTCTATTGAACGTGTCGTAAGCTCCGTAAGCACTAGCACCTATAGCAGCGGCTGTTGCAGCTCTATCTTTTCTCTTGTAGTGTTCCACTGTTTTGCGCTTTGCTAATTCTGACGCTGCTTTTTTACTGTATCCTGCCTGCATGTACGCGTCTCTATATTTCTTGTATCTTGCCATTCCCTGAGGTGTCAATGAGCCGTCTTCGTTCTGATAGCGACGAATACCCCATTTCTGACCTTTTACGCCATGGTGATAAATAGAGTTATAGTCACATTCTACATAAGCTCTATAATCGTTTGACATCTTATGTCTCCTTTCTCTGTTTTTTCTTTTTGTTATGCTTATACAATGCATACCCGCCAGCACCGGCTAGCGCAGCTGCACCAATAGCGAGACCTATTTTTCCTTTCTTGGATAACTTAGATAAAGCGAGTCGTCCCCTTCCTGCTGATTTGAACATATCCGGGTCTGTTTTCTTCATGTATCGATAAAAGCTTTGGTTGTTTGTCAGATCTCTAGTCCATTGGCTTTTGAGTTTTGTGGACTTTATAAACTTTTTTGATTTTTGTAACGCGTTCAGACGATCGTTATATCTTGCCATGTCATGACTGTAAGTTCCTCTGGCTTTAGATAACTTTTCAGCCATCGCATTCAATCTATTTCTACGACGCTCTGCTAACGCAGCTCCTACACCAACGCCAATTATTCCCGCAGTGCCAGCAGCGAGTTGCTTATAATGCTCAACTCCTTCAGGAGTTAAAGATCCGTCCTCGTATTGATAACGCCTAACTCCCCATTTTGTACCTTTTACGCCGTAGTGATAAATGGAGTTATAGTCACATTCGACGTAGGCCCTATAATCATTCATGGACTACCTCCTAGAAAAATTGATCCTTATAGACTTTGTAAGCAACCCAAGCATCGAGCAATGCTGCCACATTATCTATCTTCTCCTCGTATCGTTTCTTTAAAAGCTTGCGATTTCCATTAGTGTCTTCGAGAACAACGCAGTTACCCATAGCGAATTTCATCAACTCCTGATCAAATATAAGTTTGCGATCTGTTGCCATGTCTTTTATCTCGCCGAGAGGAACGGATTCGGTCTTGACGCCCTGTGGAACTTTCTCGATAAAGTATTCACCATGCTGTTCTGCCCATTTTTGGACAAATTCCTTTGCGTTGTATGGATCATATCCAAGACAAGATACGTCATACTCGTTCTCATCTATGTACTGGTCGAGGTCGTCATAGACTTCCATCATGTCAAGTACGCTTCCCTCGAGTACGATCAAACTCCCCTCGTCAATAAATTTCTGATATAACTCTCTTGGAGCCGAAGGTAGTCTGGAAAACGTTCTTGTTGTAATATAACTCCTTGTTTTTACCCCGAACTCACCTCGTCCAAGAGGAAACAAAAACGTAAACGCACAGAAGTCATCACCCTGAGACAGGTCAGCTCCGAGAGCACAAGACATCTGCCAGAAATTGCGCTTGCGATGCGGTGTTATTTCGTCAAATGTAAAGAAATATGTATACCCTTCCATAGGTATACCAAATCTTTTTGCAAGAATATCATTTCTAGATGCGGGAGCGTTCTCAGCTCGTTCCTTATCCTCCTGATACACTTCATAGCTGACCGTGATGCCGAGATTCGGGTTAGCTTTTAACCACATCTCGGGATCTTCTACTTCTTTAACGTCGTCTAAGCAGTAATACCAGATAGACACATGCTCGGCCGAGTATTTACCTCGTAAAATATCGAGCAACTCCATCTTAATTGTGTCACCAGGACCATTTCTAACCGTTCCTTCGGAAGATGCCGCGACTATCAGGTAGTCTGGAAGTTTAGAAGCGCCCTGTTCAATGGCACCTATAGGATCTTCGCGAATATCACAAGAAAGCCATTCGTCAACCGTGGCTATTTTACATCTTAGACCTTGAAGTCTATCGATGGTCATAGGTAGTATTCGCAGTATAGAATTTGTTAGCGTATTCACTATTCCAGCTTTTGACGAATATAGCTTTCTTCTGGAATCCGGGTTGCCAGTGGTGTTCTGATTTGAACCCATCGTAAGAACCTTAAACACCGATCCTGGGGCTCTTGCTATTGCAGTACGTAACGGACCCAAAACCTCATCGGACTGTCTCATTGTAGGAGATGTGGTTATCTGATCAGTCGTCTCTGGATCTGACACAAGATGGAACCCTTGTATGCTCTCCAGATACATGGTTTTAGCAGCGCCTCTTGCGACTATTAGGAATTGTTTTCTAGTAAGACGTTTCTTAACTCGCTTTTTTACGTATTGACCTTTTGCACCATTAGATCCTCGTACATAAACGAGCTTATCTACGAATTCGTACCAGCCATATACGTCTTCTGCCCACAGCTTAAATGCATCCGTTAATACTAAAGGGGAACCGTCAGTGAGAGTTAGTTCTGTTTCGGCAAATAATATGTAAGCTTCTACTGCTTGTTCGTCGTAATAATACCTTGGAGCTTCTGTTCTCCGATCTATTCTCTGCATTTGCAAAGAGACGTATTCGTTTACAGGTATCTTACCACTTAATACTTTCTCTCTGAATTCCCCGTAATATTTCGGAGTCGCTGTGTTTGATAACATGTCTTACTCCTTGTGTGTTAAAGCCGTATTATATGAGGTACTATAGCCGTTCCAGTTTGAACCGCTTTTTTAAACGTTTTTGACTTAGCCGCTTTTTTCATAGGTTCGCTTGTAGCCCACTTCCAGGCTTTTTTGACGAATCCTTTTCCTGTGTCAATCACTGCTTTGCCTTCATCGCCTCCAAGCCACTTAATACCCTTATAACCAATTCCGGCAATTGCGGCTGCCGCAGCAGCAGTTTTTCCAGCTTCGATTATTCTGTTTCTTTTCGGTGGTTCGATCGGCTTTGTATCCGCGAATGTCTTGATGTCTCTACGCCTCTGAATAGCATAATTTCTTTCTTCTGGCGTGAGATCGTCGTAATGCATTGCGAACTTTTTTGGATCTCTTGTCCAGCTTTTTCTTTCTTCTTCGTGACGCCTTTTTCCTTCTTGGGTTAACGAACCGTCTTTGTTCTGATAACGTCTAACGCCCCATTTCATACCCTTTATTCCCCAGTGATACAGCTCGTCAGGCTCTGGTTTGTTGATCAGATCGTATCTAGAAATCTTTTCGGGTTCCGGTTTAGTTATCAAACCATATTTCTGCTCATCTGTGTACATATAACCTCCTTAAACAAAAGTGACGGCCAGCCGAACTGAATACCGCCACTATCATTTTGATGTTATCAGCCACCAATTCCGCCAAGGATTGTAAATACTTCGTCAGGAAGAGGAAGTCTAGCGTCTGTAGCTGTGGTCGTTGTCTTCACATAGTAGGTCTTCTGAGGGTCAACTGTTGTGTCTGCACTGAGTACATAAACATTACCAGTCTTCTCATACCAACCCTCTGTTACAGGATTCTCGGTTCCTACAGGAGTAACTTCGGTGTATACATCCTCTGCGTCTGTACCCCAAAGAATGTTCTCAAGAGCTGTAAGCTTTGCCTTGTCTTCTGTCGAAGTAAATGCTGTAGAATCAACTGTAAGCACGCAAGAATTCTTGTAACCTGTGATCGCTACAGGTACACCGGTCATTTCCCAGCTGAACTCGATAGCTTCAGGAGAGTCATTTACAGTGCTGTAACCTCTCTCAGAAGGAGATGCTGTAAGACCGTAGATAAGGTGAAGCTTGTATCCGTAGTCGTTGGCATCCGTGTCATTACCGATGATTGATCTGTAAGAGAAACCAAAGGTCTTACGAGCCTGCTGGTAGATTCTTACGCCCTTTACAGGGAATGCGGAACCATCGAGCTCTGCGAACTCGTCAGGGTAGGTGTATGCTGTAACAGTCATACCAAACTCCTCAGCAGCTCTGAGTGAGAGATACTTAATGTTATCAGCATAAAGAGCTGTCTCGTCTGCACCGGAAGGTGACTCTGTTACTCCAGTGACGCCGTTCCATGCATAACCCTTGTCATAAGCCTTAGATGTGCTGTTATAAGGGTATACGACGGCCCTGTCGTCACCAGTTTCATAAAAATGTTCTGCGGTCTGATCCCATAATAATTTAGCCATTTGTTTTTCCTCCTAATTAAAATGTTGTTGTTAGTATATCGTGATGTAATCCGTCTGCTACATAGTGCCTTTCGTGAGAGAAAGTGAGTCCTTCGTTGTTGAAAAGGAACTTGTCGACAAGATCACTATCTACGTCATAATAAATTAATGTTATATCGTATCGTTGCCTAGCAAGATACACGTTGTTGTTTGCAAAATTTGTGTTGATTCTTTCTCGAGTATATCTGACACAGGGATAGTGCATTACGACTGACGCCGGCGGCTCAAAATATAAATTGTTAGACCCGAGAATCCTTCTTAATCTGGCGTCTAGTTCAAGCCTGCGGTCCAGTCTCGCCATTATACACACCTCCTATCTCAAGAATCAATCGTGGAGGCTCGACGGAAACAGATCCAATCTTCCAATTGGCGCCGAGCCAGGTCACGTATTGAATGTTTTGAAAGTTTTGAAAGGCGTATGCGTCCGCAAGTATCTCGATTTCGTTCGATATGGTCATATCATCATTAACTTTATCACTCGACTGATTGCGTCTGGACACACGATTAACGTCGCCCCTATACATACGTTCGATGATGGTAGGTTGCCAAACACTTGGACGAACTTCGCTCAAAACTTTAAAACCAATGACACCTGCGAACTTCATACTTACCTCCGTACTTCCATTTTTGATGTTTTACATCATATTCATTGTCTCCATCAGCTTCTGACGAACTGCCTCGTTTGGAGCATCCTGCATGATCTCCTCAAGTTCCATTCTGTTTTTCCTCCTCATAGTAAGTTGTTGGCTTGTAAGTGCGTGTTACTATATTGAGAAGAGGTAGCATTTTGTCTTACCTCTTAACTACCATTTTGATGGTTTATCATCGCCTGTAGAGAGCCCACACGGATTGGGTTGGTAGTACTGCCACATTATTCACA